GGAGGGCGTCAGACGCACTGCCGCCGTCGCTCGCAAAGCACCTGCTCCCCCAACTCAAATCGCCTTAAGGTGGTGAACTATGGCCCGTGAATCCCGCTCTGCCCGTCAAGCCCGCGTTCACGCCGAAGCCATCAAGGAGTTCGACGACATCCAGAGCGCATGCCAGGAGGAGCGCCTGCAGTGCCTGTCTGACCGGCGTTTCTGTGCCGTCCCTGGCGCGCAGTGGGAGGGCCTCGAGGAACAGTTCAAGAACAAGCCGCGCTTCGAGGTCAACAAGGTGATGCGCGCCGTCAACCGCATCGTCAGCGAGATGAGGAACAACCCGATCACGTCGACGTTTCAGCCCCGCGACGACAAGGCAGACGATCGCCTCGCCGACCTCATGGCGAGCCTGCATCGCGCCGACGAGCAAGACAGCGTGGCTGACGAGGCGTACGACAACGGTGCCGAAGAGGCCGTGATGGGCGGCATCGGTGCTTGGCGCCTGCGTGCGGTCAAGGTCGACGACGAAGACGACGACAACGACGAACAGCGCATTCGCTTTGAGCCAATCTTTGACGCCGATTCGTCGGTGTTTTTCTCCCTCGACAGCAAGCGTCAGGACAAGAGCGACGCGCGGTCATGCTTTGTGCTGACGCCGATGTCCCGCGCTGCCTATGAGGAGGAGTACGACGACGATCCGGCATCGTGGCCCGAGGGCGTGACCCAGACTGAATACGATTGGTGTCGTCCAGAAACGGTAATCGTTGCTGAGTACTACGTTGTAGAGACGGTCAAGCGCACGATCCACGTGTTCCAGGACCTGCAAGGCGACGAGGAGGAATACACCGACGAAGACCTCAAGGACGAAGAGTTGGTGATCGAATTGCGCGACACCGGCTCCCGCGAGATGCGCCGATTGAAGAAGAACCACAAGCGTGTGCGCAAGTACACCATGAGCGGTGGCCGCATCCTCAAAGAGGAGATGATCGCTGGCCCGAACATCCCGATCGTGCCGGTCTACGGCAAGCGGTTCTTCGTCGACGGCGTGGAGCGTTGCATGGGCCACGTCAGGCTGGCCAAGGACCCGCAGCGGCTGAAGAACATGCAGCTGTCAAAGCTGGCGGAAATCAGTGCGCTGTCGTCGGTAAGCAAGCCAATCGTGGCCCCCGATCAGGTGGCTGGCCTTGAGAACGATTGGCGCGACGACAACGTCGAGAACTTCGCGTTTCTGCGATTGAACCCTCTGTTCAACGTCGACGGCAGCATGATGCCTTCGGGGCCGCTGGCGTACACGAAGGTGCCCGAGATTCCGCCCGCCATGGCGGCACTGCTCCAGATCACAGAGCAGGACATGCAAGAGATTCTTGGCGAGAGCCAAGGCACCGAGCAGATCGTGTCCAACGTGTCGGGCAAAGCCATCGACATGACGCAACAGCGGCTGGACATGCCCACGTTCATCTACACGTCCAATCGCGCGAAGGCCATGAAGCGGAGCGGCGAGATCTGGAAGGGGATGGCGCGCGAACTCTACGTCGAAGACGGGCGCAAGATGAAGGCGATCGACAAGGCGGACAAGACGCAATTCGTCGAGTTGAATCGCCCGACAGTCAACGACGATGGAGAGATCACGAAAGAGAATGACCTGTCGTCGGCGGACTTTGACGTTGTTGTAGAGGTTGGTCCGTCATCCACGTCGAAGCGTGCCGCCACCGTGCGCGCGCTCACCGGCATGATGCAGCTTGTGGCCAACGACCCAGAGACGATGAAGGTGCTGACGTCGATGGCCATGGAGAACATGGAGGGCGAAGGCATCAGCGACGCGCGCGACTACTTCCGAGGCCAGCTGCTCCGCATGGGCGTTGCCAAGCCCACCGAAGATGAAGCCGCCCAAATGCAGCAGGAAGCCTCCCAGCAGAAGGAAGACCCCAACGCCGTGCTGGCGCAGGGTATGGCCGAAGAAGCCGTCGCCAAGGCCGCCAAGGCTCGCGCTGACACGGTCGAGACCGTCGCCAACGCTGAGAAAATCAGGGCTCAGACGGTCCAGATCCAGATGGAGACTGGCGCGGCTGGGAGGGGCGGGCTTGGGATGGGCTTCGCCGGGCCACGGCGGCCCTGACGAGGGCGCTCACGTCTACACCGATGACCCGACGGTCGGTGTAGACGGTTTGGCGGCGGACCCATTCGGCGAAGGTGATCATGTTGGTTGTCTCCGCTGCCGATCATGCACGCCCACCGCCTGATCCGTATGCTGCATTCTTATGCGCTTGACTTCCTGCGCTTGCACTATCGTGCAGTCCCACCTAGACTAGCCCCACAGGTAACCAGCCCACCTCAAGGGCTGAGCGCAGCGGAGCTAAATGACCACGCCAGAGGCAGAGGGAAGCGTTGACGTTGTCGAGGTTGAAGAGGCAGCACCCGCCGCCGAAGAACCCGAAGAAATCGTCAGCGTCACCATCGGGGAAGCGCCGCCCCCAGCAGAAACGGAAGAAGGACCTGCACCCGCTTGGGTGAAGGAAGTTCGGCAGAAGAACCGAGAGCAGGCACGGCGCATCCGTGAACTTGAGGACCAAGCCAAGGCGAGAGAGCCCGCACCCAAGGTGCAGACCCTGCCGCCAAAGCCGACGCTTCAAGACCACGATTACGACGAGGCCAAGTTCGAGGCGAGTCTTGCCGGTTGGTTCGAGGTCAAGCGCAAGGTCGACGACGACCAAGCCAAGGCCAAGGCCCAAGCGGACAACCTCGTCAAGAGCGCGCAAGAGCGGCAGGCCGCCTACAAGCAGAACCTTTCTGCGTTAAAGGTGGACGACGCTGACGAGGCAGAAGACGCCGTCGTTCAGCACCTGTCGATCCAGCAGCAGGACATGCTGTTGGAGGGCACTGACGCCCCTCACCTCGTGGTTCTTGCGCTCGGGCGAAATCCGGCGAAGCTGAAAGAACTGGCCGAAATCAAGAGCCCCGCGAAGTTCGCTGTCGCTCTCGGGAAACTGGAGTCGCAAGTGCAAGTCACCAAGCGCAAGCCCTCGACGTCCCCCGAGTCCTCCCCCTCATCCACTGGCGCCGCCCGTTCTGGGCTCGCCGACAAGACCCTCGAACGGCTGGAAGCTGACGCAGAAAAGAGCGGAGACCGAAGCAAGGTCATCGCCTACAAGCGTAAGCAGAAAGCCAAAGGATAAACGACCATGGCAAACGCATTTAGCAAGCAGGAAACCGTCGCCTTCGACAAGCTCATGGAGGGCTTCGAGGACCAACTCGCGGTCTCCAACCTCGTCGAGAAATACGAGACCGATCAAGTCACGATGGAGCGGTCCAACGACACCATCTGGCGTCCGATGCCATACGTCGCTGTCTCGTACAGCGGCTCTGACGCCACCAGCAACTTCGACGACTACACGCAGAAGTGCGTCCCCGCGTCGATCGACACTCAGCGCCATGTGGCCTGGCAGATGTCGGCCACCGAACTGCGCGACGCCTTGCAGAATGACCGGCTCGGTCAGGCTGCCAAGGACAAGCTCGCCTCCGATATCAACCTCGCCTGCCTCACTCGTGTGAGCAACGAGGGTACGCTCTTCGTCAAGATCGCCGCCGCCGCATCCGGCTACAGCGACCTTGCCGAGTGTGACGCGCTCATGAACGAGCAGGGTGTTCCCAACACCGACCGCAAGTTGGTGCTCGCCTCGCGCGACTACAACAGCATGGCGAACGAATTGAGCAAGGCCTCACGTAGCCTCGACAACGAGACCAGCATCAAGGCTTTGCGCGAATCGTCCGTCGGGCGCCTCGCGGGCTTCGACACCTATAAGCTGGACTACGCGATCCGCAAGACTGCCGCCGCCGGTGGCGGTGCTCTGACCATCAGCACCTTGCCTGGCGCCGCCAACTTCTACGTCCCCGCCGCGACCTCCTTGGGTTCCGGTGGTCAGCAGAGCAACGTCGACAACCGCTACCAGACCGTGACCATCTCCAGCACCACCAACGTGGCCTCTGGCGACGCGTTCACCATCGCGGGCATCGAAGCTGCGCACCAGATCACCAAGGGCAGCACGGGCCGTCTCAAGTCGTTCAGGGTCATCCGGGTTTTGTCGGCCACCACCATGGTCATCAGCCCCCCGATCGTGTCCAACCAGGGCGGCAGCGACGCTGAAGCCCAAAACCAGAACTGTGTGGCCGCGTCCACCTCGGGCACCGCCGCCATCGTGTTCCTGAACACCGTCACCAACACAATCAACCCATTCTGGTGCAAAGACGCCGTGGAGATTCTCCCCGGTCGTCTCGTCATCGACCAGAACGCTGGCGCTGGCGTGCTCTACAGCACCACGAGCAACGGCATCCAGGTGGTGATGACCAAGCAGTTCGACATCAAGACGCAGAAG